GTTGCCTCATCATATCTTGCATATGGAGGACAATTAAGTGTTGTTAGAGCAGATGATTTAGATGCAGATGGCACAGGAATAAAAAATGCTTTTGTGGGATCTGCAACAAGTGTAAGAATTAAAAGTAATGAACATTATGAAGAATTGGGATATGGTGAAAATCCTATTACTAATGTGACAGTTGCTGCTAAAGATCCAGGAACTTGGGCAAATGGTCTTAGAGTTGCCTTTATTGATGGTGCAGCAGATCAAATATTAACTATTGATGCTGCAGTTGGTGCAATGACAGTTGGTTATGGCATTACTCAAGCAATTGATACTGCAAATAACGTTATTTCTACTGGAATTGGAACAACTACAATTGATGGTCATCTAAAAGGAATTGTTACTAAATTTAATGATAAAACATTAGAGGTTAAAGTTATTTCTCATGTATCTAATGCAGGAACAGAAACAGCAGTAGATTATAGTGATATCTATAAATTTAGTAAAACAGGAAATGTATATTTCCATGCAGTAGGTTCTAGTGATCAATCTGCAAACGCAGGAGTTGATGCTTCTATAGATTGGTTTGATGAGCAAACATTAGTTTCTTCAACTGCTACTGTTGGTGGAGCAACAACTGAATCAACCATTAAATGGAGTACTATTGCAGATAAACCAGGAACTTCAAGTTATGCTGCTGTAAGAGGAGCTAGATTTGATGAGGTTCATGTTATTGTACTTGATGGTAATGGAACTATTACTGGAAATACTGGTACAGTTCTTGAGAAACATTTAAGTCTTTCCAAAGCAAAAGATGCAGAATTTTCTGTAGGATCTCCTTCTTATTGGAGAAAGTACTTAGAAACTAATTCAGAGTACATTTATGGTGGAACAGGTGCTGTTATTGGTGTTACAACAACTGGATATGATGGTACTGGATTTGCAAAATTTGGTGATGGTGGTTGGGATCAAGATGCTGACAATACCATTTTTAATTCTTCTGGAGCAAAAAATTTAAAATTAGAAAAGGGTAAAGATTATGGTGGAAAATCTGGTATTACTACTACTGGAGCACTTGATTCTGGATTGGATGATTTAATTACTGGTTATGGTAAGTTTGAGAATGATACTACAGTAGATGTAGATTTTCTACTTATGGGTTCTGGAAAATATGGTAAAGATAAAACTAGAGCACTTGCTCAAAAATTAATTGCTGTTGCAGAAATTAGAATGGATGCTGTTGCATTTATTTCACCTTATAGAGCAGCAATGATATCTGATACTACAGATCAAGCTAAATCAACTATTCTTGATGATGCTACTATTACTGAAAATGTAACTAATTTCTATTCAACTATTACTTCAACCACATATGGTGTATTTGATAGTGGATACAAGTACATATATGATAGATTTAATAATGCATTTAGATATATTCCATTGAATGGTGATATTGCTGGATGTTGTGCAAGAACTGATATTAATGATTTCCCATGGTTCTCACCCGCGGGTACTGATAGAGGAACTATATTAAATGCAGTAAAACTTCCTTACAATCCAACTAAATTACAAAGAGATGCTTTATATTCAAATAGAATTAATCCAGTAATTCATTCACCAGGAGCAGGAATTATTCTGTTTGGTGATAAGACTGGATTTGCAAAGGCATCAGCATTTGATAGAATTAATGTTCGTAGATTGTTTATCTACCTTGAAGATGCAATATCTGCTGCTGCAAAGGATCAGTTATTTGAATTCAACGATGAGATTACTAGGTCGAATTTCGTTAATATCGTTGAACCATTCCTACGTGATGTTCAGGCTAAACGAGGAATTCAAGATTTTGTTGTTATTTGTGATGAAACAAATAACACTGCTGCAGTAATTGACTCTAATGAGTTTATTGCAGATATATACATTAAGCCTGCAAGATCAATTAACTTCATTGGTCTAACATTTATTGCCACCAGAACTGGCGTTTCATTCGAAGAAGTAATCGGCAACGTTTAATTAATTTAGAGGTTTAAAAAATGCCTTCCCGTCAACAAGTAAACACTATTCCTTTAAGGAAGATAAGTGATTTTAAAAGCAGACTATCTGGTGGTGGTGCTAGACCAAATCTCTTTGAGGTTGAACTAGCATTCCCAGATGCTGTTGCTATAGCAAATGATGTTTTGAATAAAGCAAGATTTCTTGTTAAAGCTGCTGCACTTCCAGCATCAACAATTGCTCCAGTCGATATTCCATTTAGGGGTCGTATTTTAAAAGTTGCTGGTGACAGAACTTTTGAAACATGGACAGTTACTGTAATTAATGACACTGATTTTGCAATTCGTTCTGCTTTTGAAAAGTGGATGAATGCAATCAATAAATTAGATGATGCTTCTGGTATTACTAATCCAGAGCAATATCAAAAAGATGCAATGGTTCATCAGTTAGATCGTGATGGATCTGTTCTTAGATCATATAAATTCTGGGACATTTATCCTACAAATATTTCCACAATTGACTTAAGTTATGAGACTACTGATACTATAGAAGAATTTACTGTAGAAATGCAGGTTCATTGGTGGGAAGCATTTAAAGGAACTAGTTCCTCAGCTGGTGGTGAAAACATCGGATAAATAATAAGATAACAGACTAATCCAAGTTATAATATGGCAAGACTTTTTGGTTTCTCAATTGAGGATAAAGAAAAAAAATCAAAATCAATAATATCCCCTGTTCCTCAAAATAATGAGGACGGGGTTGATACTTATATATCAAGTGGTTTTTATGGTCAATATGTAGATATTGAAGGTGTATATAAAAGTGAATTTGATTTAATAAAAAGATATAGAGAGATGGCACTTCATCCAGAAGCGGATAGTGCTATTGAAGATGTTGTTAATGAAGCAATTGTTAGTGATTTGTACGATTCACCAGTAGAAATAGAACTTTCTAATTTAAATGCTAGTGATAAATTAAAAAAAATTATTAGAGAAGAATTTAAAAATATTAAAGAAATATTAGATTTTGATAGAAAAGCACATGAAATTTTTAGGAATTGGTATATTGATGGAAAACTTTGCTATTTAAAAGTAATTGATATGAAAAACCCCCAAGAGGGGATTCAAGAATTAAGATATATTGATTCTTTAAAAATAAGATTTATCAGGCAAGAAAAGAAAAAAACTAAGACTCAACAATTTGCACATGATATTAATAATAGGAATGATGAAGGATATAACAAATTAAATCCAGAAATAGATGAATATTTTTTATATACTCCAACACCAACATACCCATCAACATCTTTGGCAAGTGGTAGTGGAGCAAAAGGAATTAAAATTGCAAAGGATGCAATAACATATTGTACTTCTGGATTAGTTGATAGAAATAAGGGTAATTGTTTATCATATCTTCATAAGGCAATTAAATCTCTCAATCAACTTCGTATGATTGAAGATAGTCTTGTAATTTATAGATTATCAAGAGCACCAGAAAGAAGAATTTTCTATATTGATGTTGGTAATCTTCCTAAAGTTAAGGCAGAGCAATACCTTAAAGAGGTAATGTATCGTTATAGAAATAAACTTGTTTATAATGCTACAACTGGTGAAGTTAGAGATGATCGTAAGTTCATGTCTATGATGGAAGATTTTTGGTTACCACGTAGAGAAGGTGGTAGAGGAACTGAAATCACAACACTTCCAGGTGGACAAAACTTAGGAGAACTTTCTGATATAGAATATTTCCAAAAGAAACTTTATAGATCTCTCAGTGTTCCCGAATCAAGAATTGCCAATGATGGTGGTTTTAATTTAGGACGTTCATCAGAAATACTTAGAGATGAACTTAAGTTTTCCAAGTTTGTAGGACGTTTAAGAAAACGTTTTGCTCAATTGTTTAATGATATGCTTAAGACTCAATTAATTCTTAAGAATATTGTTGCACCAGAAGATTGGGAAAGAATTCGTGAGCATATTCAGTATGATTTCATTTATGATAATCAGTTTGCAGAACTAAAAGAAACTGAAATGATGAATGAAAGATTAGCAACTCTTGCAACTATTGAACCTTATATTGGTAGATTTTATTCTAATGATTGGGTTCGTAGAAAAATTCTTAGACAGACTGATGCTGATATACTTGAGCAAGATAAACAAATAGAACAGGAAATAGAAGATGGTATTATTCCTGATCCCAATTCAATTGATCCTATAACTGGTGAACCATTACCGATGGAAGGTGAAATGGATACATTGGGAGATGTTCCATTAGAACCTGATGGTGCTATTACTAATGGTCAGTTAGGAAAAGACACTAAGAAGGCGGAGATATAAATAAAAAATAGGAATATATTAATTTTTATGGAAGAAATTATCGATTTGATTGCAACAGATTCTTCTGCATCTGATATTACTGCCAAAATAAAAGATGTTTTATTTGCTAAATCTGCAAATAAAATTGAGTCTCAAAAGTCAGCAGTAGCTAATACAATGTTTGCAGAACCAGAAACTGAAGTAGAACCAGAACCCACAGAGGAAACTGAGTAGTATGAAACTATTATCTGCTGAAATAAATTTGGGATCTGCTAACAATATAAGCAAAGCTCCAATAGTAAGAGTTTATAATAGTGACTCTTCTGCTGTAACTCTTATTAGGAAAAATAATGTTGAAACGACTCTTGGAAGTTATACTATTCCACCAGGTAAAGTTATTTACTGCCAGAAAGCACATACAGATACTCTAGAAGGTGGTGCAGCATTAAAAG